TTTCTAGTACAAATGATCCTGTTTCATTTTCTAAACTAAACTGAAACTGCATTGTATCAGTTGATAAACTTGTTTCAACACTATCAATTGTAGAAATGCCAGTATCAAGTCTTTCTGAACTATATTCAAATCGAGTACAAGATAATTTATAAACTGGTAAAGCACTTTGTTGATAGAATGGTTGTTCATGTTCAACAAACTGTATTTCGAAAAATGCGTTTGTAGTAGGAAAGTAAACTAGATCACCTTCTTGTGGACGATCAGCAGTTAAATCACTATTATTTTTAATCAGTGTTTCCCATCTTAATTTAGATAAAGTAAATACGATATCATCTCTTAATTCTAAACCAAACTTTTTAATAATCTCTTGTTCACCCATGTAACCGTCAACGTTATCAACATACATTTCAATAATATATGAGTCATCAAAAGATGAAGCAGGATCTTCACCAAAGATAGTATCTTTGTTGGCAATCTTTCTAGGTAAATAATAGACATCTTGGCCATATATCTTAAGCTGTTCGATTATTAAATCTTCGTATAATCTTTGCTCAGATGTTGTGCCTGTGTCAAAATAGACATTAGTTGGCATTTAATTATCCTTGCATTATGTGTGGCGGCTCTTCGTAGTTTGTTCTTATTTCATCTTCTAGTTTTTGTTGTTCAGAAATCGCTGTTGAAAATAATTCAGGACCGTTAAGTGTAACTCCACCTAACATCGCTGTACCAGAAAACTTTGAAAGATTTTGCCCCCACTGTCTTTTGATTAGTGCTGTTGTATATCTTTTTAAATATAAATCATCAAATATATTACTATGCGAACTAGGATCTAGTTTGCGATAACATTCTATAATTAAATATTCGTCAGGACTTATATCTTCTGCCCAATCCATATCAATATATAATCTATTTGATAACTGATTAAATCTTAATGGTTTTTCTCCTACTAATATATGATCAAGAAAGTCTAAATGCCTCATTGTCATTTCGTAATGAACGATACTGGTTGATGAAAAATCATAAAGATCGTTTAATCTTAACTGATATCTGACATCAAATATATTTAAGTTTGCTCTATCAGATAGTGGAAAAATATTTATGACACTTATAACAGAATCAGGAACGATTAAATAGTTTTGCGTTTCTTCGTAAACTGTTCTAACAATATCTGAATCTTCGGTAAGTAAAGCAGAACCAGTTTCTTGAATTAGATCGCCAGCACCTTCTTCTAGTGTGTTTGTGCCTTCTTCTAGTTCTATGTTTTCTGCAACTGTGCCTTTTTCATCAGCATTAAAACTTTTATTTTTTGTTAATCTTGTAACATCATCAGCAGTAACTTTATATTTGAGATACATTCTCTCAACACCATCAGTATGATATTGAGCAAAATATTGTAGCGCTTCGTCTATTCTATCTTCAACTTGGTCCTCATCAACGTTAATATCTATGACTGGTTTACCAAGAGACCTCAAACAATACTCTTTCAATGATGATCTAGTATTTGGGATTGCCATAATTATTCTTTCCTTGTATTACTATTTAGTATTATCCTAATGCGACAGCCTGTGCGATTGCGAAAGCATTAGTTGCCTTAGTGTCTAATTGTGTTTGTATAGCACTAGAAACACCATCAAGATATCCTATTTCAGTTGATGTAACAGCACTTATAGATACATCTCCATTAGCGTCAGATACTAATGCTCTTGAAGCAGTTAAGTCTGCCATCTTACTAAATGCGATTGCTGCTGTTGATTTAATATCAGCATTGACAATATTTGTGATTGTATTATCGTCAGAATCAATACTCTTATTTGTTAGTGTATCAGTAGAGTCTTGTAAAACTATTGTACCACTTGCATTAGGTAATCTAATAGTTCTATCTGCTGTAGGATCTACTGTTGTTAAATCTGTTTCAAAACCATCAGCAGTTGCACCTTCAAACTTAAATGAATTTTGTATCTCAATCGTTGTTGAGTCAACTGTGGTTGTAGAACCTTGAACAGTTAAGTTACCTGCAATAGTTATATTGTTACTACCATCTGCTGTAAGACCTGTAATAAGACCACTGTCAGCACTAACAAAGTCCATTCTTTCAGTTGAAGCATTATATTTTAAAATAAAACCGTCAGACTTTGTTGATACATTGACATCATCCATATCAAGTAATTGAACACCACCACCGCCACCGATAGTTTGCATTTGCATACTTGTAATTTGTTTAAAGTTTAAAAATTCTCTAGTTAGTTTTTCTAAAGTATCAATCGACCTTAAACTTGTCATCTTATCTTTTTCAAGTTCATTGTTCATTCTCATCTCTTTGATCTGTGCTTCAACTTTACTAATAATATCTGGATCTGATTCAATGAGTTGTTTTGATAAATCAAACTTTGAACTTAATTTACTATACTTATCGGAAACTATTTTTCTTGCGTTTTCATCTACAACAACCTCTTTAGATAAAGACTTAATATATTTTTCTGTTACTTCTTCTTTATCTTTTGTTCTATCAACTTTTTCTGGTTGCTTTAATAAAACTTTTTTAACTTCTTCTTTGACTGGCTCAACTTTTTCTGGTTCTACTAATAACTGTTTTTTCTTCTTTTTTGGTTTACCTAATTTAGTTAGGTCACCTAATAAATCTTCTAATGCACTTATTTTCTTTTCTTCTTCTTTTATGTTACGTTCAGTTTTTTCTTTTTCTTTACCTACACTATCTAAAAAATTTGAAAACTCTTTTTCTAATTGCCATTCTTTAAGTTGTTTGTCAGGATCAACTGATAAGACATCTTTCTTTTCTAATGTACCACTTAATCTTGCTTCTTGTAATTGTGCGATTTGTTTTTCAATATCAACATCAATATCAACCTCAACGTTTTGTGTTAATGGTTTTACTTTAGGTACTTGATGTTCTTTTAACATACCTGAAAGACCTGAGAAAAAACTATTTGATTTTTCTATGTCAAGATATCTTTGTGTTGAATTATTTGCCATAACTTATGATCTTGTTACGCTTGGTGTTACTGTTGCTCTACCTTCTATTCTTCGAGTGATAAGTCCTGAACTATCTGTGGTTGTTAGGTCCCAAACATATCGACCTTCTTCTAAATCTGTTGTAATAGCATCGGTCAAACTGATTGTGCAAGTGCCGTCAGTGGCACTAACTTTTGCTGTAGTGAAAGAATACTTTGTAGCAGACGAATAAGTTTTCCTCATTGTAGAGGTTATAGTTTCATTACTTAAATCTACAACTGTTCCTGTTGAATCTTTTACTGTTAGCGTTTCTGTAAAATCACAATCTTGATCAATAGTGATATTTTGTATTATCGCCATACTTGAAGTTCCTATCTTTTTACATATATTTATAATATAATCAAGATTTAAACCATGAAGGCAGTCCTAAAAACGGTCGTGTATCATATCTGTTTTCTTCAGCATTTTCACCAGAAGCGTCATTATAATGTAAGAATACTTGACCACAGTTCTCACCTTCAAATGCTTCACGCCAATGTTCGACTTCGCAACCTCTATAAATTAAAGCATCACCAGGTTCTAAATCAATTTTAACACCCTCTTTGTCAGTTTCACCAGACGGTTCTAAATATATTGGCCATGGGTCACCACCTAAATTCATAGTCATAGAAACTTCACAAGAATATCTATCTTTGTGTCTTTTCAATACATCACCTTTTTTGTAGATTCGAGCATAAGAGTAAGTAGGTATTAAGTTTAATCCTGTTTCTTTTGACATAGGTTCAACTAATTTTTCTAGTAATGTCTCCATTGCTATGTCAGAATAATGAGAGTATGTTTCAGGAACTTGTGGGTCATTCCAAACTCCCCAATCATTATTAAATGGTGAAATATATCTATCGTCAAAAAATACTCTTGCGACTTGTCTTTTAGTTAAAAAATAAGAGTAAACAAAGTTTGCTAACTCTTTTGATATTGCTTGTTTTATTACTTTATAATTATTTTTCATTTATATGGCCATCCTAAATTCCAGATTACAAGTGAGTATCGTGTGCCAGAGGTTACTGGTTTTACTCTATGCCACACAAAAGAAGGAAATACTACGATTGATCCTTTTGGTTTTATCTCATTACATACATAAGGTTGATTTGTTCCTTTGTCAGTATTTCTCATATCAAATTCAAATTCACCACCTTCATATTCATTACCGTCTGATAAACTTACAGTACATGATAATTTTCTTATTTTACCATGTCTATTAGGATCATCAGGTTTATTATATGGTCTATCCCATGAATCACAATGCCAGTCGTAGAATTGATTTAGTTTATATTTTGTAAATTGACAAGATTCAGAATGATCCCATTGAAAATTCCAACCAGCATTACGATTTGCTATGTTTATATATGGTTGTATCTCTTTGTATATCCATCTATCATCCATCCAAACAACATTTGATTTTCTTTTTTT